GAAAAGAGGTTGTTGGAATTAAAATCTCTCCTGAGTTTAAAGCATTAATAGAAAATACTAAAGAAGGTGATTATATAAACTTCTTAGTTGTTGAAAAAAAAGAAAAGGGCGATAATGAAAATTAATAAACTATGTTAATAAAAAAGCTCAAAATAGCCGATTTAAAACCAGCGGAGTATAACCCTCGCCAATCCACTAAACAGCAAGAAGCTCATTTAAAAGAAAGTTTAACTAAGTTTGGTGTAGTTGAGCCTGTAATAGTAAACCAAAATGCCGAAAGGAATAATATTATAATTGGTGGGCATTTTAGAGTAAGGGAATTAAAAAAAATGAACGTTAAAGAAGTTGATTGCGTTATATTAGATTTACCCTTGGAAGATGAAAAGGAATTAAATATAAGACTAAATGCTAATAAGGGCGACTGGGACTATGATTTGTTAGCCAATAACTTTGATTTGGAAGATTTAACTACTTGGGGATTGGAAATAAAAGATATAGACGCAGATATTGAAGATGATAAAGAAAGTTTAGATGCCCTTGATACCAATTCTATTAAATGCCCTCATTGCAACAAAGAATTTTCATTAAATGACTGAAAAAAAAACAAAAGCGGATTACCCCAATTTACTTAAAGGAAAGGGCATAGACAGCACCGAAAGAGCAAGGGAGCTTGGCAAGAAAGGTGGGACTGCGTTTGGGCAAAAACACAAAGAAAGAAAGGCGTTAAAAGAACGCTTAGAATTAGCATTAGATATATATACCGAGAAATTAAAACAAACTGCTTTAGCTGAAGGTAAGGCTGAATTAGCAAAAGAAATAGATGCTATGGGGGCTATACCCTTTAAACTATTAGATATAATGACTTCTAAAACCATTAAGGCTGAAACTAGATTAAGGGCAATGGCTGAAATAATGGATAGGACGGACGGCAAGGCTATTCAAAAAAACGAAATAACTGGCAAAGATGGTGCTCCAGTTGAACTTAATATGAATATTGAAACAGATGAAAAGGAATATTTAAAAAAAGCTTTACTAAACCTTACTGAAAATGAAAATAAAGTTGAACCTAGCGAAACAGGCGATGACTTTATAGATGATGAAAATTAAAACCGAAACTTACGCTAAGATACTAGCTAATGATTTGTCTTTCTTTACTAGGAAGGTGTTTAAAACTATAAACCCCAACACTCCATATATTCACAATTGGCATATTGACTACCTTGCCTCTATTATAGCCGACCCTGAAAATAGAAGGCTAATAGTCAATGTACCTCCGAGAAGTATGAAATCTACGCTTATTACTATAGCCTTTCCTGCTTGGTTATTAGCTAGAAATCCTTCACAAACTATAATATGTGCTTCTTATGCTGACAACTTGGCTAGAAAGCATTCTATAGAGTGCAGGCAGGTAGTACAGTCAGATTGGTATAGGGCTTGCTTTCCACATATTCAATTAAGCGATGTATCTAACACGACAAAAGTATTTACTACTACGCGTCAAGGCTCAAGGACTGCTACTTCAACGGGTGGAACATTAACAGGGCTAGGGGCGGATATTATTATTTGTGATGATATATTAAACGGTATAGACGCACAAAGCCAAACTTATAGGGAGGGTGCTAATACTTGGTTTGAGCAACAATTGCAAACAAGGCTAAATGACAAAGTTAATGGTAGAATAATAGTGATAGGGCAAAGACTACATACTGATGATATAACGGGCTTTTTATTAAATAAAGAGGGGTGGAGGCTAATAAAACTACCTGCTGAGTTTAATGAAGACGCTACATTTGAATGGATAAACCCTTTAAGTGGAGGGCTTGAAAAAAAAGTTGTTAAGGCTGGTGATACTTTAAACGCAAGAGAACCCAAGGATATCTTAGAGCAACTGCAAAAAGACTTGGGTTCTTATGCTTATGCTTCACAATACTTACAAGAGCCCGTGCCTATTGGGGGCGGTATTATTAAAAAAGATTTCCTAAGATATTATGGTCAGCAACCTATCTTTAATGAAATTTATCAATCTTGGGACACGGCAGTTAAAACAAGCGAAACTAATGACTATAGTGTTTGTTTAACGTGGGGCGTGCTGGGTAATGAGTATTATTTACTAGATTGCTTTAGAAATAGAGTTGTGTTTACTGACTTAGTAGCTAAGGCAAGGCAACTGGCAGAAAAATTCAATCCAAAAAAGATTATTATAGAAGATAAATCTAGCGGACAGCAGTTAATACAAGATTTAAGGCGTAATAGCAATTTACCTATAGTCCCAGTGCAGGTAGATAAAGACAAGGGCAGTCGTCTTGCTCAATGTTCATTTATATTTGAAGCTGGAAGGGTGCATTTGCCTTCTAATGCCTTTTGGGTTAAGGATTACGTAGCTGAATTAACAAGCTTTCCATTAGCTAAGCACGATGATTTGGTAGACGCAACCACCCTCTTTTTAAATTATGTTGCAAAACCAAAAAATGTTCCTAACATTAGGATATTATGAAAATACCTTTTTTAAATAAAAAGACTAGCTTAACTAAGCAAGCAGAGCCTTTACAAACAAAATCATTCGGAGGGTTTTCGTTCTTTAGTGAGTATGCAAACTCCACCTTTACTAATTTTTCTAAACACCAGATAGACACTGAAGCCCTTTCAAACATAATTGTTGCAAGGTGCGTTAATCTTATAGCTCAAGAAATATCCTGCCTAGACCCTAAGTTCTATTTAAACAATGAACTAATAGATGGAATAAAGGACAATAGATTAAAAACATTACTAGCCTTTCCTGATGGCAAAACATCCTTCAAGGATTTTACCTTTCGCTTTATTGCCCAATATATTTTATACGGGCAAGCCTTTATTTATAAAGATAGCCCGCAAAACGCTAGCGCAATGTATAATGTGCCAAGCGACGCTGTTTGTCCTATATACGTTGATAAAAGAACTAAGCTAGCTTTAAAAGGTTATTCTTTAGGCAAAGAAGATTACTTGTTTGACAGTAAAGGCTTCAGTCAAATATTTGGTATGAATAACTTTAACCCTGATAGTGCCTTTGAGGGCTTAAGTCCTTTATATTCTTGTGGACAGTCGGTAGATATAGTTAAGAAAACTTTGCAATGGAATTACCAAGTGCTTAACCAAGGCGGTAGACCATTAGGCTTTTTTAGCGTTAAGAATGCTGATGGCAGAGCAAGTGAATTAACGGAGCAACAGGCTGAAAACCTAAAGAAAACTTTAAACGATGCGATGAACGGTATTAAGAATGTAGGTAAGTCCATAATACTAGAAGGTGGCTTGGAATTTACAGCGACGCAAATACCTGCACAAGATATGGAGTTCTTTAACTCTCAAACTAGAAACATTCAGTTAATTTGTAGTGCCTTTGGCGTGCCTAGCCTATTAGTTCTGCCAACTGAAAGTACCTATGCAAACTTAGAACAAGCTAATTTACAATTTTACCAATCGACTATTATTCCCTTAGCTAATAGATACTTTGATTTATTAAGTGGCAATCTGCTACCTGATAATATGAGAGTATCTTTCTTTAGTGAGCAAATACCTGCCATTGCCGCTCAAAGAACGCAGGCAATGCTTGACTTAAGTTCTATAAACTTCCTAACTCTAAACGAAAAAAGAAAGCATTTCGGTTTGGATGACCTTGAGGGGGGCGATATTATTACTAATCAACAAGGCGTACCTATAGGTGAAAGTGCTTAGATATCAGATTAAATATTTAGCAAAGCTTAATGCCATAGAGCGAAAGTTTGCCAAAATCTACAGGGCTGAAATTAAACGCTTTAATAAAGAGGCTTTTGAGTTCTTTTCAGGTGGGGCAGTTCCTGATTACTTAGTTAGAAAACATCAGCAAATAATACAAAAGATACTAGAAGACCATGACACACTAACTGTAAATAGATTTGCAGGACTTGTATATAATGAATTTATTAAAAAAGAAATAAAGGCAGATTTAAACCTATCGGCACTAGAAATAGCTAAACGTTTTATTGCTTCTAATTCACTTAACCGCTCTAAGCTTATTAGCGAAACTTCAAAAGACAAGGTTACTAAAGCTATATCTAAAGGTTATGAACTAGGCGAAAGCGTAGATAAAATAGCTAAAAGAATAAGGGCGGTTGATGCCGTAGCTTTTTCAAGAAGCTTTACTATAGCAAGAACGGAAACACATAGAGCCTCTACTTATGCAAGTAATGAGGTTATTAATAATGCAAGCGATACATTAGGCTTAACCTTTCTTAAACAATGGGTGCCAACGGTTGATAGTAGAACAAGACAAGACCATTTAAGTATGGCTGGAAGTGAGCCTATACCAATGGGCGACAAGTTTTATGTAGGCGGGGAATATCTCGACCGTCCTAATGATACAGATGCCAGTGAAGCTAATTCAATTAACTGTAGATGCGTGTTAATATACGTTCCGCAAAATAATACTTGATTTTTATATTTAAAATCACACGCTTTGTAAAAATAAGATAGCTAATGAGCCTTACTTTAAAAAAATATTGTGATTTTGAATTAAAAGAAAGTGCCGAACAAAAAGGCGTTTTCAGTGGATATGCTTCAGTGTTTAATAATATTGATAGTGATAGGGACGTTATTATTCAGGGTGCTTTTGCAAAATCATTATCTAAAAGAAAACCTAAATTATTATTCCAGCATAAAACTGATGAACCTATTGGCTTAATAGTAGATGCTTATGAAGATGATACGGGGCTTTATGTAAAGTGCCAAATTAATTTAGAGACCGAAAAGGGTGCTGAAACCTATTCAAACCTTAAGATGGGTGTATTAGATAAAATGTCCATAGGCTTTAAAACAAATGATTATGAAATGGACAAAGTTAAGGGCGTTCGTGTTCTTAAAGAATTAGATTTATATGAAGTTTCAATTGTTACCTTCCCTGCTAATGATATGGCAGAAGTTGATAGTGTAAAAAATTCATCGTCTCCAAAAGACGTAGAAAAAGCCTTGCGTGATGTAGGGTATTCAAACAAGAACGCTAAGCATATTATAAGTATGTTTGGCATTCCAAGTAGCCAGCGAGATGTTGGGTTAATAGACAAAACTAAGGAGGCTTTAGCTTCTTTAGAAAAAGTAAAACTTAACCTTAACAACATCTTAATCAATGGAAACACAAACAAACAATAACCAAGACATAATCTCGTCTATTGGACAGATTAATAGCATGCTTCATGTTCTTGCTGAAAAAAACAGCGAGGCTACTAAAAAATATGATAGCTTGATTGAAAAAACTAGAAACGATTTATCTTTAGAAATCGCTACTAAAATTGGTGAAATTCAAAAGGCAAAATTAGCTCCTTCTTTTGAAAGTAAAAGCGGTGATTATAAAGCTACTAGCGATTTTATAAGAAAGGGAATTGGTGCAGACCATAACCAGCCAAAAACTTTTGTTGTAGAGCAAAAAGATATGTCAGTAGCTAATCACGAGCTTGGCGGATACTTAGTATATCCAACTTA